TGGTGAGCGCTACTTACCTGCTAAGGCTATCGCTGCTCTTAGTAGTTCTGAATATGCAGCTACAACCAGAGCTAAACGAGAGGGTAAGGCAAAGGGTAAGCAGTTTGTGGCTCAACCGAAAGCGATTGCTCGGAAGGTAAGGAAGTATAGAACATGAAGAAGCCCAAGTTAGGAACTGGTAAACGCTTTTCTTTGCTGGTGCGAGAGTTAGAAAAGAAAGATGTTAAAGACCCAAAGGCGCTTGCGGCTGCGATTGGCAGAAAGAAGTATGGCAAGAAGCGGTTTCAAGAAATGGCTGCTAGGGGTAAGAAGTGAGCTTTGTAAACAGTTTAAAGCAAGAAGAGTTGGAGATGTTGCGCCGTATTGTTAAGCGTATTCACTTTCAGCATTTTGATGAGAAGCATGGCGCGTCTTATGTTACAAACTATATGCTTGATAATGTTATTGACAACATCGGTCCTGATGTTGCGGAATGCATGATTAAGACAGGGGTTGATCAGGGGTTGAGATGATTGACTTTAAGTACAAGCCTGATGGCGAGGTGCTAAAAGACTTTATGAAAGACAATACGTTCTTTCGTGGTATTCGTGGCCCTGTTGGTTCTGGGAAATCTGTTGGCTGTTGTGTTGAGGTCTTTCGGCGCGCGCTTGTTCAACAGAAGGGGCCAGACGGAATACGCAAAAGCCGATGGGCTATTATTCGAAACACCAATCCGCAACTTAGAACAACAACAATAAAGACTTGGCTTGATTGGTTTCCAGAATCAGATTGGGGCAAGTTTCACTGGTCAGTGCCATACACGCACCATATTAGAAAGGGAGACATTGATCTTGAAGTTATTTTCTTGGCTCTTGACCGCCCTGAGGATGTTAAGAAACTCCTTTCTCTTGAACTCACAGGTATATGGATCAACGAAGCGCGCGAGATTCCTAAGTCGATTATTGATGCCTGTACGATGCGTGTTGGGCGTTATCCTTCTATGCGTGATGGCGGTCCTTCTTGGACTGGCGTTATTGCCGATACCAATGCGCCCGAAGAAGATCATTGGTGGCCTATTATGTCTGGTGAGGTTCCAATCCCAGATCATATACCGCGTGAGCAAGCTAAGATGCTGGTCAAGCCAGACAATTGGAGTTTTTACACCCAACCTGCTGGAATGCTCGAATCTAAAAACGAAGAAGGTGAGATAGAGGATTACAAAGATAATCCTAAAGCGGAGAACCAGAAAAACATTCTTCGCGGCTATTATTCAAACCTGATACGCGGTAAGACAAAAAGCTGGATTGATGTATATGTGATGAACCGTTTGGGTCACATTCAAGATGGAAAGCCAGTATATCCGATGGTTGCTTCAGATGTTCACATAGCAAAAGAGGAAATACCTGTTGCTGCACAGCTTCCTGTTTATGTTGGCATAGACTTTGGGCTGACACCCGCTGCTGTATTTGCTCAAAAGGTACGCGGCAGATGGCTTGTGCAATCTGAAATTGTTGCTATTGATATGGGAATTGTACGTTTTGCCGAGGTTCTTAGAAATGAATTATCAACACGGTTTGCTGTAGCATCCGAGGTTATAATTTACGGAGATCCTTCTGGTGATTTTAGAGCGCAGACTGATGAATCTACACCCTTTCACATTCTGCGCGGTGCTGGCTTGAGGGCGTTCCCTGCGCCTTCCAACTCTGTTGACCTTCGACTTGAGGCGGTTTCTTCCCTGTTGACCAAAATGGTTGAAGGTAAGCCAGCATTTTTAATTGACAGGCGTTGCCCTCAACTTATCAAAGGCTTTGAGGGTGGATACGCTTACAAGAGAATGGAAGTTGCTGGTGAGCGTTATGCTGATAAGCCAGATAAAAATATGTTCTCTCATGTTCACGATGCTGCACAGTATCTTTTTCTTGGTGCGGGTGAAGGGCGCGCGCTAATGAACACGCAAAAACCAGCAAGAACAGTTGTTGCTGGAAGGAAGTTTGATCTTTTTTCACGGCCTAAGAAATCTCCTCGCTTTCAATTTGTGCGTTGATTTTATTTTGGCTTTGTGAATAGGAAGGTTTGAAAGGAGATTTGCTATGTGTTTTGGTGGTGGGGGCGGTGGCCCTAGTGAAAAAGAAGAAAAAGCTGCGGCTGAACAGCGAGTAGAAGCTGAAGATACTCAGCGCGAAGAAGCTGAAAAGCGCGCAACGAAGAAACGTGAAGATATAACAGAAGCATTGGAAAAGCGCACTGCTGATGAAGGCAGACGTGGCGGCACTGGACGACGTTCTCTTTTCTATAGAGGAACAGGAATGCGTGGCGCTGGTGGTTCTTCTGGTTTCTTGGGGCGTTTTGACTAATGAATATGGCAAAGCATTATATAGAAAAGTATCGAACAGCGAAGGCGTTTCGAGAGCAATGGGTTTCTCTGTTTGAAGAGTGCTATGAATATGCTTTGCCGCAGCGTGAATCTTTTTATTACGAAGAGCATGGTCAAAGGCGTGATGAAAAGATCTTTGATGAAACTGCCGTTGTTGGCACCCAAGAGTTTGCAAGCAGATTGCAATCAGGCATAGTTCCCAACTATGCACGTTGGGCTGACTTTGTTTCTGGTTCTGAGGTTGATCCTCAAGAGCGGGAGGCTGTTGATAATGAGCTTGATGAAGTAACAGAGTATGTTTTTGAAATACTTCAAAACTCTAATTTTAGCCAAGAGGTCCATGAATCCTTTATGGACTTGGCTGTCGGGACTGGTATTTTGTGCGTTGAGGAAGGTGACTCACTAAACCCAGTAAACTTTTCTGCAATTCCCTTACCCCATGTTGTACTTGATACTGGTCCCGACGATAGAATTGATCATGTTTACCGCGAAAGAAAAAAGGTAAAGTTTGATCACATTCCTTTGATGTATCCTAAATCTGTACTGGACCCAAAGGTAACTTCTCAAATGGGAAGTAATCGTGAAACAACAGTTCTTGAAGTTGTTTGCCGTGATTACTCAAAGAAAAATCAAGAAGCATATTTGCACTATGCAATATGTATGACCACTGAAACTATATTGCATTATAAAGAAATGAGCGGTGTTGGATCTAATCCGTTTATTTGCTTTAGATGGTCTAAGTGCGCTGGTGAGATATATGGCAGGGGGCCACTTATTAATGCATTGAGTTCTATTAAAACAACAAACCTAACCATTCAGCTTATTCTTGAAAATGCTCAGATGTCTATCTCTGGCATTTATCAAATGGAAGATGATGGCGTTATTAACCCTGATACTATTAACTTAGTTCCAGGGACTATAATACCAAAGGCTATGGGTTCTGCTGGTTTGCAACCTATTCAAGCTGCTGGACGTTTTGATGTTGCGCAGCTTGTTCTTAGTGACATGCGATTGAATATTAAGCGCGCTCTTTATAATGATATGCTTGGCAATCCTGACAGAACGCCAGCAACGGCAACAGAGATTGCAGAGCGTCAGGCAGATTTATCTCGGAGAATGGGTGCATCGTTTGGTAGGCTGCAAGCTGAGTTGGTTCAGCCTGTTCTTCAGCGTGTTGTTTATATTCTGAAGAAACAAGGTCGCATTGAAATACCAACAGTTAATGGTCGTGAAATAAAAGTGCGCGCGGTATCTCCTTTGGCTCAAGCGCAAGCAAATCAAGACATATCTGTTGTTGCGCGTTACCTTGAGCTTATTGGAAATGGCTTTGGTCCTGAGATGTTGCAGCTTCTTATTGACGGTGAACAGACTGCAATATATCTTGCAAGAAAATTTGGTGTGCCAGAAAGCTTGATTCGTGATGAAGAACAGCGTAGACAGATAGCGCAAGCTGCGCAACAAATGGCGCAACAACAGATGGCACAACAGGGAATGATGCCAATTGAGCAACAGAATTAATATTGGGATAGATGGTATCCAACGCAAATCTGAACGGGATGTTGAGATAAGCAAGAATGTTGCACAAATATTTTCCAGCCCAACAGGTCAGGAAGTTCTTAGGTATCTAAGGTCAGTAACTATTGAATTAGTTAATGGGCCTAACATTTCTACGGAAGAGCTTCGTCATCTTGAAGGTCAGAGGTATTTGGTTGCTATGATTGAGCAACGTATTGCACATGCACATAGGAGCAAAACGAAATGAGTGAAGAAGAAGCAATTGCCGTAGCCGAAGCTGATGGTCGTGATTTTGTAACTCAGGAAGATGTAGATCAGGCCGCAGCGCCAGCGCGTCCTGAATGGCTACCTGAAAAATACAAAACAGGTGAAGACTTAGCAAAGGCTTATAAAGAGCTTGAGTCTAAACTTGGAAGCCGTGATGATGAAATACGCAATCAAATTATGGAAGAAATACAAGCTGAAGCTTTTTCTGATCGTCCTAATTCCGCTGGTGATTATCAGCTACCAGATATTATAAATCGGGATGAAGCTGTTGATAATGAGCTTTTGCGTTGGTGGTCAGAACATGCTTTTGAGAATGGGTATAGTCAGGAAGAGTTTGCGCGTGGCATAGAAATGTACGCAAACTCAGCAATGTCCAATCAGCCAGATATTGACGCGGAATTTGCAAAACTTGGAGATAATGCTGAAGCAAGAATTAATGCAGCATCAATGTTTGCTAATAAGTTTTTTCCAGAAAGTGCGATCCCTGCAATTGAAAGAATGTGTGAGAGCCATGAGGGTATCTTAGCCTTAGAAGCAATGATGGACGCAATGAAGGATGGTTCATTCTCAGGGGAAACAACATCTGCATCTGAGATGAGTGAGGCTGATTTAAGGGAGATGATGAATGACCCAAGATACTGGAAAGACCGAGATCCGCATTTCCACAAGCAAGTTGCAGAAGGATTCCAAAGAATCTACAGAGGTTAGAGTTATGCAAAGGGGTAAGTATTATCTTACCCCTTACACTAATAAACATCTCGAAGAAGTTATAGAGGTCTTATCTATTGAGAATGTAGAGGAGCTAAGTTTCTTGGGGTATGAAGGGCCAAAAGATGCCCTACAAGACCTACCAGATATAGCTGAAGCTTACATTGTAAGAAAAGAAGATGGCCCTATAATATTCGTCGGCGGTCTTTTATTTGAAGATGATGGTCAATGGCCTCAAATGTTCGCAATGTTTTCGGAAACTATACGACAAAACTTTCATGTTTTGGCGCGCGGCTCAAAGATGTTGGTAAACTTTTTTGATAAAACGCAATCGGGTATGTCTATGACGATACTGGCGAAACATGGTGATATGTTGCAATGGGCATCTTGGCTTGGGTTTGAAGTTGTTGGTGAAACAATATTTAACGGAAACAGGTATATTGATTTTGTGCGTTGCAATCCAAATAAAAAAAATGTTTATGATGGCACATCGCAGCCCGCGATGCACTGAAAGGCCCGTGAGGATACCCTTGTTGAAGTGAAGTAGCGGATACCTGTAGTAACCCGAAACTTCAACGAGGACTGAAATGGCTAATACAATCGACACAGCCTTTATCAAACAGTTCGAAACCGAAGTTCATTTGGCGTATCAGCGTATGGGTTCCAAGCTACGGAACACTGTGCGGACTGCCAATGTAACTGGTTCAACTGTACGATTCCAAAAAATTGGTACTGCGGAAGCAACTACCAAATCACGCAATGGTAACGTAACTCCAATGGATCTTGCACACACGAATGTGGAAGCGACAATGGCTGATTACTATGCAGCCGAGTACATCGACAAGCTGGATGAACTCAAGATCAATATCAATGAGCGTCAAGCTGTAGCACAATCTGCTGCTGCTGCCCTTGGTCGCAAAACTGATAGCCTCTTGATTACAGCTATGGACTCAGGTGCGAACTCAACTCAAATTCACGATACAAGCTCTGCGGTAGAAAAAGCAGACCTGCTTGCTGTATTTGAAACATTTGGTTCTGCCGATGTTCCAGAGGATGGACAACGCTACATTGCAATGCACCCGAAAGGTTATGCTGATCTTTTTGCAATTACAGAGTTTGCATCATCTGACTTTGTTGGGCCGCAAAACTTGCCTTATGCTGGTGGTATGACAATGAAAGAGTTTCTTGGATTCAAGATCTTTTCAACGTCTGCTGTCGCGGCTGGTAAGAGCATGTGCTACCACACAAGCGCTGTTGGCTTGGGCATCAATGCTGATGTTCAAACTGAGGTCAACTATGTGGCTGAAAAAGTATCACACCTTGCAACATCTATGATGTCTATGGGCGCAGTTGTTATTGATAACAACGGTGTCTATGAACTCTTAGACAACAATACATAGGAGGTGAGCAATGGCTTTTAGTGCAGCAAATCTTACTCGTGTTGGCGGTGATTCAAACGGAAGCTTGTGGATGTACACATCAGCAGATGCAATTGCTGCTGTGAATACAGCAGGTTACTTCAACGATGCGGCAAACATGCTTGCTGTTCGTGATCTGATTATTGTTCGGGACACCAATGTTCCAACAACTAACTTCTGCACCGTTTTGTCAAATACTGGTTCTGTTGTTGACGTATCTGATGGTACGGCTGTAGCAGAAACAGATGGCGATTAATAAGAAGGATGGGGGCTAAGGCCCCCATACTCATATGCCTGATTATGCAAATACAGCAATAAAGATATGTTCGCGCGCCTCCATGCTTATTGGGGGTGATCCTATTCAGTCGTTTACTGATGGCACAACAGAGTCAGATCTAGCTGATGCTGTGTATGAAGATATTGTGCGCGCGGCACTTACAAGCAGTCGTTGGAGATTTGCCACAAAGCAATTTCAATTAAACAGACTTGCTGATGTTCCGATTGGAAGATGGGATTCTGCATACCAACTTCCTTCTGATTCTTTAATGATAAACAGCATTACTGTTCAGGATCTGCCTATAGAGTTTGATACCTATGAGGATAAGATTTACAACAATGCTGTTGCTGCTGATGAAGTAATTGCAGATTATATTTATAGAGCGTCAGAATCATCTTGGGCACCATACTTTACTCTTGGTGTTGAGTTTTCCGTTGCATCTGTTTTTGCATTGTCTCTTGCGCGCGATGCTTCTCTTTCTGCCGCAATGGATCAACAGGCGCAAATCCAGCTTATCAAAGCTCGCAGACTAGACTCTCAAGCTCAAACAACTAGGAAGCTTAAAACAACAAGGTTCATCGCACAAAGGCGCAGTTAATGCAAAAGGCTCGTATTCCTCAAAACAGTTTTCAATTTGGTGAGGTCAGCGATTCTTTAGTTATGCGGACTGATACTGCTATTTATACTGGTTCTGCTCAAAAAGTTGAGAATATGATCATTACAGTTGAGGGTAGCGCCAAGAAGAGAACAGGCTTAAAACATATATATGATTATTCTATAACTTATAATGCGAGTAATCCAAATCAATCTAATCTTTTTCCATTTATTTTTGATGATAATGAACGCTACGTTATTTCTATAGAGCATCAAAAAGTAAGATGTTTTAGATTAGATGGAAATCTTACTTTAGTTGCAACACTTACTCAAGATGTAAGTACGAATACTCTTCCATTCGATCAGGATTATTTACAACAATATACAGTAGCCCAAATGGGCGATGTTATGTTTATTTGCCATCCATTATTTGCGCCAAGATTGCTAACAAGAACTTCTTTAACAACCTTTGAAATTAGCACTTATACATTTGATGAACGTGCAGATAACAAACAGATTTACCAACCATATACAAAATATCAAAATGTTGGGGTTACACTTGATCCTTCTGCAAGTAGCGGAACAGGTGTGACATTAACAACTAGTTCTGCGTATTGGGATACAACAGGAACGCAAAGCGGAGGAAACTATCCTGACTCTTTGCATGTTGGTGTTGTTGTTAGATATGGCGGAAATGAAATTGAAATAACAAGTGTTCAATCTTCTACTCAGGCAACAGGTAATGTTGTTGATACTTTGACCGTTAGGTTGTCAGTAGCAAATCCTCTTAGAGCGAATGATGGTAGTAATTTGGTTGAGGTTACTCAGCTTAATCATGGTTATGGTGGCGGTGAATCTATTACCATATCGGACGCAAGTACTGTTGGTGGTATTAATGCGGCAAGCATAAATGGAGCAAGAACTGTTGCTAATATTATAGATGAAAATACTTATAACTTCACTGCTGGCGCAACAGCAAACTCTTCCGAAGATGGCGGTGGATTTCCCAAAATAATAACTCATGCGCCAACACTAGATTGGGATGAACAAGCTTGGTCTGCCAAGCGTGGATACCCTGCTGCTGTTGCATTCCATGAAAACAGACTTGTTTTTGGTGGAACGCTTGCCGAGCCTGATTCTTTATTTATGAGTGAGGTTGGTGAATATTTTAATCATGATGTTGGAACAGCCCAAGACAATGAGGCTATTAAGCTAACTGCGGCAACTGGTGATGTGCATGAAATTAGGTACTTGATTTCCAGCCGTGATTTGCAAGTATTTGCTGGTAGTGGTGAGCTATATGTTCCAACATATTTGAATCAAGCTATTACTCCAACAAATGCTCAAATACGCGAACAAACTCCATACGGATCAGCTTTTGTTGAGCCATCTTTGATTGATGGCTCTACCATCTTTGTTCAAGCAAGTGGTCGTGTTGTTCGAGAGTATTTATTTACAGATTCAGAGGATGCATATTCTTCAACAGCAATATCTTCTATTTCTTCTCATTTGATTAATACCCCTAAGTTTATGACTGTTGTTCAAAGTGGATTTGGTCAACCAGATTCTTACGCCTTTCTTACAATGACAGATGGTAATGCTGCCATATTTACATCAAACAGGGCTGAGAAAAGAGCTTCTTGGGTTCAGTTTACTACGAATGGAAAGTTTGATTCTGTTATTGCCATTGATGATAGATTGTTTGCAAACATCTATGATGCTAATGACAAACTGATGCTTTGTGAGTTTGATGGTGATATTGGTCTTGACTCATACATATATGGAGCAATTAGTGGTAACTCAGTTACTGTCAGTGCTGCGTATGCAGATGGAGTTACTGTTGATGTTGTTGCAACTGATGGATCAGTTTTATCGTATCTAGGTGAGTTTACTGTTGCTTCTGGTGCTGTTGATTTATCTGCGTATTCTACTGCTGGTTTTACTCATGCTTATGTTGGTAAGAAGTTTACTTCTAAAATTATTTCTAATCCGATAGATGCAACTGGCGCTTCTGGACCGCTTACTGGAATGCTGCGTGGTATTACAAACATTGTTGTTGATATGAAAAATACCCGATCAATAAAGGTAAATACAAAGCCAATAAACTTGGAGACAAGTTTTACTGGAAAGAAAGAGGTAAGGTTACTTGGATATGGACGTGATCCTAAAGTAACAATTGAACAAGATGATCCCTTAACAATGCAGGTTAATGGATTTGTATCGGAGGTTATCTTCTAATGGTTATGGCAGTTTTAGGATTATTTAGTGGCTTAGCCCAAGCAAGTGCAATTGCTGCTGCTGGAAAAGCAGAACGCGCTGCTGCTGAACTTGATGCCTTCAATACAGAAACAGATAAGGTCAGAAGCAAGATTGAATCTATGCAGCGTCACAATGACAGGCTTGAGCAATATAGAAACAATACTGCAATAAATATTTCGACATTTGGCGCAAACCTTAATAGGGCTGATGCTTCTGTTGAGGCATTCTTAAATCGTCAAAAAGAAATAGCCTTTGAGGATATTCGCAGATCTGATCTTATGGGCGTATTTGAACAAGCAAAACTTCAACAGCAAGCAACAACTCTTAGAATAGAAGGGCGCGCGCGGGAGCAAGCTGCAAACATTCGTGCTTTTACTACAGCAATGGGAGCCTTTATGGACTTCCAGAAAACAATGTAAGGTAATTAAATGGCTGTAATCAGAGAAAAGAGGCAGTTTAGAGTTGGCACTATTGGTGTTGCTAGGTCTTCAAGGGCTGGTGTAATTGTTGGTGAGGCCATTGCTGAAAGCGCAGGTGCATTATCTGCTGAGTTTTTTCGACGTGCGGCTGAAGATGCACAGGAAAAAGGCATTAAGTCTGTTGCTGAATTAAGTGATCAACAGGTTCTTACTCTTGGAGAAGATGGACAGCCACAGGCAATGAAGGCTCCGCTTGGGTTTGGGCGCATTGCTACAAAAGCGCGAGAGCAAGCATTACTTACCCGTTTTGAAGAAGAGCTTGAAATAGAGCTTGGTGATAAAGCGAAAGAGTTTGCAAACAAATATCGTAAAAGCCCAGAAGCATTTAAGAAGGCTATGTCTGATTATACTGCTTCTATGGCTAATGCTGAAGAAAGCACAGTCTTCACACAATTAATTCAGAATACTGGCGCGCAGCTAACAAGCAATTTTTATCACAACCTTCAGCTTGCAGCGATGCAAAGACATGAAGCTGAAATGGCAAAAGCAAATGACTTTGCAAATAGTGAAGGGCTTAATACTTATGAACTTTTATATGCAAATGGTCAGTTTGATGCTGCTGAAGAAGTTATAGCTGCTCTTGATGCTAGAAATCAAAATGACTTAAAAGCTGGCTATGTCCAAAACAGTGATTTTTTATTATTTAACCTAAAAAGAAGAGCCGCAAAAGCTAGAGGAACTATTGCCCATGAGCTTTCTAGGCTAGGGCCAGAGCTATCAAGTAATGAACTTGATCAAATCTATCATGGTATAAATACAGGTGATCCAGATTTTTTACCAAATGATAATAGGTTTAACATATTAAGAGAAACCCTTCGGGCTTCTGAACAAAATCTTGTTTTACAAGATGAGGTTAGGCAATTTGCATTACCTCTTGTAAAAAATGCCCGAGATAGAAATGCATTTACTGATCTTGTAGCTGCGCAGAAAAGATTAACAGCAGCATCTGTTATTTCAACAAGTGAATATGCTAATATAGGTAGGTCAGTAAATATGACTGCCTTGCAGTCTGCTATTGATGCAGCATATGATGAATATTCTGTTGCTAAAAAACAAGCACGAATTGCAATTGAGGACGGCGAAACATCAGAGTCTGTTAAGACTTATACAGCAGGTTCTTTGCTAAAGATATCTTCAATAGCCGATGGTTTAATTAGCAGAACTGTTGCTGATGCTGAAAACTTAGAACAGTTAGATGCGCTTAGAACTTATCTTACAACAGGAAGTGACTCTGATTTAGAAAGATTAGATGCTCTCAATTCAGCAATGGCTGATAGAGCAAAAATGATTACATATATAGATGGTGATGTTGAAGAAATTGATTTTGCAGAACAGGCAATTCAGTTAGCTAATTCTTTCAATGATGAAGCAGGTCGCAAAAACTTTGCCAATCAATATGAAAACTTTTCTGAGTTAGAAGACGCTATTCGACTAGATAAGTCCAATCTAACAGCAAATGGTGAGCCTACAGATAAATATAATAATTATGAAAAATCAATTAGGGAATCTGATTTATCATTAGAGCAACGGCGTGTTTTGGAAGGTCAGTTGCAAGTTGCTGCTGGTCGTAGTTATTTAACAGAATTGTTTTCTGACGTTAATAGTAGCTCAAAGCTTATGGCTTTGGAGACTTATTTAATAACTGGTGAAGAGCCAGAAAGCTTACCAAAACTTACAGACGAAGAAAAATCTCTTGCTGCAAAAGCAAGTCAAAACTTAGATGATGCTCAATTATCTGGCGCAGTAAGTAGAAAAGTTGGAACAATAAGCCAAAGGTTAGCTGCGGAAGCTGATACCTTAGAAAATAATCAAAAACTTAGGATGGCTGTTCTCGGTGAGTTGGTTAATAATCAGGACAGTAGAGAACTTGTTTCGGAAAGTCTGGAACCAACAGCAGTCGGCCTTGGTTTTAAAAGTCTTACTGATGCATTTATTAATCCGAATATGGACGGCAAAGATATTGTTGCTGTTAAACAGTTTGAAACTCAAATTCAAATGTATCATGCGGTTCCACCTCAAGCACTTGTAGAAGTATTAGAGCAAGCTGCAAATGGTGGGATGTCTGATCCTAATTTTTCGATGAGTAAAGTATTACGATTTTACAGAGCGTTTACTGATCCTCTTAATCCAGTAAAGGGAAATACTTTCAAATCAAAAGGATTAGAGGGTGCGTTAGATAATGATACAAAGGCAATGCTTGATGCGCTTGTTATTGCAGAAATGAATATTAATCCTAGTCTTGATGATGCAGCGCGTGAGGCCGCACTTGTTCGCATATTTAATGATATGACATTGGTAATGGAAAACGAGGCGTTTAGAGACAACTTGTTTGAAAAACTTGATAAACCTAAAAGTCTTGATCATTACGTTGTTAATACAAATTCTGATTATTTAGAAGATCCAGAGCTTGTTGAATTTGGTGTTGCTGCTTTGCGCGCGGAGTATTCTCGTACAAGAGCAACAGGTGAAACTTTTAAACCCGAACAAGTGTTAAAGGATGTTGTTAAAAGTCGCGCTATGAAAGATGAGCGCGTTGTGACATTTGGCAGTGATAGCACTCTTTCTCCATTTGCACTTGATATTACAACGAATGGAAATGGAGATGAATTTTATGAATATGCTGGTGAAGAACTTAGACGAAATGTAGTCGGCGCTGTTGAAATGTTTAACGAGCTTACTGGTGAATCTGAGTTTGCTGATGTTGGAGAATATTATCTTTCGAGGGTTGGTTATGATACTCAATATAAGGGTCAAACTTATGTTGTTGTAAATAAAGAGGGCGTCCCATATCAAATGGAAACAACCGATGGAGAAGGTAATAAAATACAACACGCTATCTTTGTTTCAACTGGTGAGCGTGGCTTTAAACAAAAACTTAAAATTAAAAGAACGAGTGCAGAAGCAAAAGTAATCCAAGAAGCAAGAGATGTTAAGGCGGCTGCTGATGAATTTGTTACTACTCCAATGAGAACAGAAGCTGTTAAAGAAAACTTAACAAATTTGGTTGAAGCAAATGTTGCAGCAAAAACATTATTTGAGGATAGGGGTGCAAGACTTTATAACCTTGATGAAAGCACAAAGGCTAGACAATATGTTAAAGCTTATAAGGCTATATTTGTTGGGGATGTCACAAAGATTGCGCCAAGTCTTAGAAAAAGATATGCAGCAACTTTAATAAATGAGTTGTTGGATGAAGCTAATTTAAAAGATCCAGCAGCAGTTTTAAATGATCCGACTTATGGACCTATTATGGAATTCTTAATGGACCTTAGAAGATAATGGTTACAAATCCCTACACCATAGACTTTAGCCCTTATTCTCCAAGGCAAGATATTGCTGCGCCAACATTTAGAGAAACGGTTAGCGCAACTCTTGGGTACACCTATGATCCAATAATGGAATCAATTAGGGCTAGAAATCGTTTTGGTCGTGAGCGCCAAGAGGGATATGACCCGTTTGATGATCTTGGGGATCATGCTCTGTTTGCTATGGATTTGCGTCATGCAACTAGCCCAGCGCATATGGCATTTCTTAAACGCGGCATTGATGAATCAATACAGCGCAGACAGGTTCTAGCTAATTCTTCTTTTACTTCTCAGCTTTTTGCAGGTTTGTTTGACCCGCTTAATCTTGTTGCTTTACCTCTTGGTGGCCCTGCGGTTGGAATTGGTCGCAGTGTTTTGCGTGTTGGCTTAGGTAGCGCGGTAATTCAAGCTGGCGTTGAGGCGGCATTAATACAGCCGTATGATCCTGTGCAAAGTCAAACAGAAAGTATGTATAACATTGCTGGTGCTGCTATGTTTGGTGGCGCCTTTGGTGGTGTTGCTTCAATACCGATTACAAGGCGCGCGTCTGCACTTGCTAAAATGAGGGATGATCTAGTTGATTATCAGAAATCATTAAGGCAGATAGAACATATATCAGAGTTAAGTGCGAACGATCTTAACGATCTTCCTAATGCTGTTAGGCCACATGAGTCTTTAAGCGTTGAGCAACTAAAGTCAAAAATAACCAACCTTACTAAAAAGCAAGAACAGATAGAGCTAACACTTGCGACGAAGGACAAAGAAGACTTTTCGCCAGTAACGGAAGAGCGAGATATTGTTGCAACAGAGCTATCAGCCTACAGACGCGAAGCTGGTATAAGAGAACTTCTTGATCAGGGTTATACCCCTGAGAAACTTTGGTCCATTAACAAGAATGCATTTACAGACAGTATTTTTTACAGGGCTGTAAGCACTCCGTTTAAAAGAGTATTACAGTCAGATACAGCTACAGGCTTGATGAAAGAAGCTATGGTAAGGCTTGGTGGTGATTCTGGTGTTAATTTGATGGCTAATGTTCTTGGCTTTGCCAGCCCTCTTTCTGTGCATCAGCGCGCGGCAGTGCGCAATGGTGAATGGGTCAGAGCAAACGATCAATTAATTAAGTTGTTCCGCGAAGAAATGAAGTTAGCAAATGTGTCTGTAATGGACATTGACGTTGTTCAAGCTTATCGCAGTGTAATGCGGCGTGATGACAGTTACGGCAGTTGGTTGCGCGGTATTAATCAGAAAAGAACAACTAAGGTTGAAAAACTTACTGAAGTTGAAAAGCGCGCAATTGGAGTTATTGATGATTTCTTTAAGAAAGCAGAGCGCGAACTCCAAGATGTTGGTTTGATTGGAAGCAAGAAGGCCATTAAAGATAAGTTAAATTATCTCAATCGTGCTTTAGCTAACATTGAGGATGAGATTGGTATTACTCCTCAAGGTCGTCTATTGACTAGGTTGGAGTCACGCAGAAATAATTTAATAGCAAGAAGAGATGAGGCCCAAGCTTCTTTAGATAATTTTGCAGATACAGATCAGGTATCAATAGATAGCTTTCTTCCTCGTTTCTGGAATCATAAGGCCATTGAGAAAGATCGCAGAAGATTTGAGGATATTCTTAGGAATTGGTATTTTAAGAATCCAACAATATGGGTTCTTGAAAAGGGTAAGTGGACTAAGAAATATCTTGGCACTGATAAGGATGCTATTGATAAACGTGTTAAGGATACGATTGATAATATTCTTAATGAAACAGATCCAACTAATGAAGCAAGTATTGGTTATGGATACGGCAGGTCAAAACACTTTAGGCATCGTAAGTTAGATATTCCAAATGAATTAGTTTGGGATTTTATTATGCAAGACCCTCTTGCCATTATGAAAACCTATACTGCGCGCATTGCGCCTCGACTTGAGTTTACAAAACAGTTTGGCAACAAAGAGCTTGATGATGTTGTGTTTGATTTAGAGCGCGACATGATTAAGAAGGGCGTTAAAGATAAAGAGATACGCAAGCACATGAGGGACTTTAACCTTATGTATGATCGTATTGCTGGTGCTGTTCTTAGAAATCCATCTGCTCTTAGCCAGAAAGCTGCTTACGTTATGAAAGAAGCAGCGGCAACTAACTATATGGGATCTGGTTTTGTTGCGGCTGTTCCTGAGTTTGGTCGCATTGTTATGGAGCATGACGGTGCGGTAATGATTAAAGCCATTCAAGGTCTTTTGGATAAAGATATTAGAATGAAGGGATCAACAGAAATACGCCTATCAGGAGAAGCAATAGATATTCTTAAAGGCAGTGCGTTTGCTCGTATGGTTGATGATATGGCAAACAATGTTGATGCTACTGAGTTTTGGAATAAAGCGCGTAATGCATTTTATACTTTGAATGGCCTTGGTCCAATTACGCAGTTGAGTAAAACGCTTGATGGTATAGCGCGCGGTCACACCATCATTGAAAGATCTATTAAGTTAAGTAGGAATGAGGCTTCTGCTTTTGAAAGGGAGTGGCTTGCGCGTTACGGCATTGATCAGAATATGGCAAAACAGATTGCGCGCGCGCCTTGGCAGCAAAGCCAGAATGGTTTGTATCTTGCTAACACAGATGAATGGTCAACCAGCTTTCTTATTCCTGAGATTGAAGGCAAGACTGTTAAGATTGTTGAAGCCAATGAAGATGGCACACCTGTTGGCATTATGCGTGAAGGTGTTGGTTATGTTCCAGCTAGATATAATTGGGCAACAAACACAATATTTTTTGACAGAGATTATATTGAGGGCGAGTTTTTTGAAAGCAAAGCTTGGCTGAATCCAAGACGTGAAGGCATTAAGCCTTTGCCTGATGTTTTTGATTCTCCAAAAGATTGGTCTAACTTTGTAATGTTGCATGAAATTATGCACACAAGATTTAGACCAGAAGATCTTGGAATTTATGCAGAACAAACATTAAAGAAAGAATTTACTATAGATGTAGAAACTGTTGCTGACGCAGAAGCTCCTAATGTATTTACTTTTTCAAGAGTTTATACCTCGCCCAAAAAATTGTTAAAAGAATTAGAATATATTAATTTAGAAATAGCAAATCAAAACGAAATTATTACTGCTTTAATGCGTTCTGACGCACCCCCAGATGATGAACTTCTTGCAAGTTTTGCAAACAATTCTGCTATCAGAGATGAGCTTACAAAAATATCTAAAACAGAAGAATTTAAACAGCAGTTAGATATAGAAAAAGGATTAAGTCCATCTAAAAGGCTTAGTCAGCGACAGTTTCTTGAGTATGAAAATAAAATAAATGATTTAGCATTTGCAGAATACAAAAAGCAAAATGCAATACAGCAAGAAACAGTAGATACATTTAGGTCTGCTTTGAACTCTGGTATTTTAAATACAATTCTTGCTGCAACACCTGCGGATAGACCAATTATTAATGATGGTGTTGTGTTTGTGCCGCATCATATTGCCAAGCGTTTTGGTTACAAAGAAGATCCAAAGGCAAAAGGATATTCTAGGATTGAGAATGGTTTCTTAGCCTTACCATTTCAGTTTTACAGTTACACACTTGCTAATGTAAATAAGATGGTTGGTGCGGCTGCGCATGGTCAGTTAAAGAACAGAGCGGTTGGTTTAACAACAATGCTTGGTCTGGGTTATCTGTCCGTTAAGATGAGATATTCATTATCAGGCGCAGAGTTTGCTTGGGATGAGATGTCAGCACAGGACAGGTTTGCTAGGGCTTGGGATTCTAGTGGTGTTACTGCATTGTATAGCGATTTATTTTATCAATCTATGCATACATCGCTTGCTCTTGGTGGGCCAAATATTACCAATGGATTTTTGCAACCTAAGTTTCCGCAAAAAGAGAGCGCAGTAGATGCAATAACAAATGTTGCTGGTGCTGGACCATCTATAGCTACAGATTTGTTTATGGGTGGATATGAGTTTGCTTCTGGAAACTATGGTGAAGGCGCAAAACAGGTTGTTAGGAATTTGCCATTTGCGCGCATGTGGTTTTGGAAAGATGACATGAACGCAATCACAAGAATGTGGGCGCAGTAATTTTGTCCTAGTTTATTTGTGCGTTGAACATCTTTTGTTTTTCATAGAAAACAGAAAAAAAAGGTGAACAATGTCTATATCTTCTTCGGCTAACTCTGCGCGATTACATTTTACGGCAACATCTGGGCAAACTGCATTCAGCGTTTCATTTGAGTTCTTTGATGATGCTGACTTAGATGTGTATGTAAACGGTACGCAAAAGACTATTACTACCGATTACACTGTATCAGGCGGTGATGGTTCTACAGGCACGGTTACTTTTAACTCAGGTCTTGTTCTTAACGATGCAGTAACGATTACGCGAAGAATCGACATTGAGCGTGTTACTGATTTCAGTGCTGGTCAAGCGATCAACCGAGCAGCATTGAATACGCAGCTTGATACTTTAACAGCTATTGCATCTGATAATAAAGATAGATCTGAAAGAGCATTGCGCGCGCCAGATGATGAGAATGCGCCAACAATGACACTGCCATCTTTGGCATCAAGGAAAGGTACTGTTTTAGGATTTAACTTAACAACAGGTGCAGTTGAAGCTGGGCCTCAAATTTCTGATGTATCAACTCTTTCAGCTATTAGTGCTGACATTGCAACGCTTGCTGACATTGAAGATGGGACTGATGCAACGGATGCTATTCAAAATGTAAATGCAATTAGAACTGATGTAACAACTGTTGCTGGAATCAATACTACACACTTGTCAAATGTATCTAGTGTTGCAACAGAAATTGCAACGGTAGCTGGTATTAGCTCTGATGTTACAGCCGTTGCTGGGGATGCAACTGATATTGGAACAGTGGCAACAAACATTGCTTCCGTAAATACTGCTGCAACAAATATTGTTGATATTCAAAACGCTTCAACAAATGCCGCAACAGCAACAACAAAAGCTGCGGAGGCGGCAACTTCTGCGACTAACGCTGCAACGTCAGAAACAAATGCGGCAACATCGGCAACAAATGCGGCGACTTCTGCATCGGCTGCGGCAGCATCACAGACTGCGGCGGCTGCTTCGGCTGCATCTGCGGCGTCTGCTTTTGATAACTTTGATGATACTTACCTTGGCAGCAAAACATCTGATCCA